CCGAAAGGATCTCGCGTTTGTTTCCAGGCAGTTATCTTTTCCGAGCGCCCACCTCGAGTAGTTTTCCATGGGATACCAGCCCGTAACTACAAATCTGGGAGAGCATCCTCGTAATAATAACGAGGGGGCCCTAGCCAGAAATAAAGTTGAAAATCTTCACCTGCACCGACGTGCAGCGGCACGCGCATATTTCCGCCGGGGTGCTCCATCACATATGTAAATGATGGCACTCCAGGCGTTCCTGTAATTGCGTGGACAGTGTGTTTCCTTGGTGATAGGAAACGAAGGTTCGTGTAAAACGGAACTTCGAATGTATGGATCGGATTGACCAATTCAGTCCATCTAGTCATGCCGCTAAAGGAATTCAACTGATACACTAAGTTTAAGTAAGAAATAGTAGCAATGAGTCCTGTAGGTAAGCTCAGAGAACTGGCGCTATTGACACCTTCATCCGAGCGGGCAACATGATGGCACGACCTCTGATTTCCATAGTCAGTTTCCACAGAAGTTGTATCTACGCTCCACCTTATCGATCCTCGCCATCCACCGTAACATGGTCCTAAGAATGTAAACAAGTTAGTGGCGGAATAAGTGTAGGGAAGCACTGTTCCAACATCGATCTGCGAAGTTCCGCCTTCATCAGGCCAATATCCACCGAACATTGGGAACGCAGTGCGCGTTATGCGCAACAGCCACGATCCAACATCGGCCTCTCCGTAAATCAACTCGGAAAAGGCAAAACGTTTGAACAACTGCCGAAAAGAAGCAATGGTTTCACCGAAGAACAATAAGTCTATCTTGGGCGAATCCCCTGCGGGAGAAGCGAAAGTTGTTAATGTCGTTGGATCAGTTACAATACCTTCTTCTGTGGCATCGTCCATGTGCCCAGCTTCCGGTTGAAACTTTGCAGCTAGTGACATTGGCGATGTACGAAAATTCACTATGTCATCACTTGGTTGGGCAACTTGAAAATCATCCAACGCTGACACGAAAACGTTCACCGCAATATGCGAATCTGATAACGTACTATTGGGTACAGTCAACTTATTTAAAACATATACGCTCAACACACCATTTGATGTTGTGATGTGAGGTAAAGCTGCTGTTGCACTCATAGACGCTGCATCAGTGGTAAATGAAGACGGCGGCAAATGTTCAACGAACATATCAGTTTGTCCCCACCCCACGTCAATCGTGAAATCTTTCGATTCAGCAATATCGTGGATATGGGTATAAACTGTATTGTAAGGAGAAGAACCTGCGCCAGCATATGGATCATAAACCATTTTGAGTCGCCCTTTGTGGTGTTCTGAAGATACGACTTGGAACCTAAAACGTAGGGTCCCTCGCCAATATCTAAATGGCAGTGCAGCTACACAAGTGGCGGACATGTGAATCTCGTCACCATATGTGCGTGTGATACAAGGATCAACATATGTGTTATATATTAGTTGCTCCTCGATATAATCTGTACGCCATGGAAAGGAAAACACCAACGATTCTCTGCACGCAATACTCTGTATGGTCATTTCATCTTGTGGAGGCAGACCCAAAATTGTAGGATCTATCGACACTTCTTGCTTAATGTCCACACTAAGCTTTGCGTTATCGCTTGGACAGTTAGTGTTCGCGTAATTATTTTTCGCACATAAAACTGTGACATCTTTATCGATTATAGTAGGCGCAGAGAAGCCGAACAAAGAAGAAACTCTGCTCAACACCTTAGCACCAACCTCAGTCGCACGGGCGAATTTCCCAATGAAGGGAATTTCACTTAATGATCCGGCGACTCTTGCCACAGTCATGGCTGGTTTGGAAATGGGGCCACTTGCGTATTCATCTGACTCTGCCATAAACCTAGCGCGAAGCTTATCATTTGGTGACAACATTTCGGAGGGTGATGGCGTATGATGGGTAGGAATGGAAATCTTCACATTCTCTGCCCAAGCGAACACGGATATGGTTATAGGATTCGTTGATCCATTTGCATGCTTTAATGCTTGCTTAGATGCAATGGTTATCTTTCCCATTTCAGTCCATTCCTTCTCCACGATATCTAATGCATTTCGTGGATAAAAGAACGGAAGCTCAAGGGTTCCACCTTGAGATAATGTCGGATTTATAAAGACATGTGGCTTTTGACTGGCCACTACAAAATCCTGCGCGACCAAATCCCGCTCATACCTAAAATCGTTCCTAGTATGTAAGGGATCATAGAACATCATAGCGCGCCCATAATAAAAAGCGTTGCCGTTAATAACAACTTTAACTTTTAGTGTGCACTGTAACATTCG